CGAAACCCTCTCGGCACAATGGCAAATGATGAAAAATCGACTGTTTAACAACTCAAGCGACCTCGGCGCTGGGTTACAAGGCAGCGTGTCTGGTGTGTTGGTCGAGATCAATCGTCTACTCGATAGCATCAATACATGGATTAATAAAAACCCTGAACTCGCCGCCAGCATCATGAAATGGGTCGCTGTTGGCGGGATTGCCCTGACCGTCTTTAGCGCACTGGCGTTATTGTTTATCGCCATTCTCGGCCCGATCGCGTTGTTACGGCTCACCTTGAGTCTTTTAAATCTAAGATTCCTTGCCGCCAGCGTCAGCGCCGGTGGGTTTGCCGCCACATTACTGGGTCGAGTCATGCAAGGATTATGGGCAGCCCTTGGGGGGATTGCGCGATTTGCCCTCGGTATTCTCAATTTCTTGGTTCCCAGCTTGGTCGCCGCCACCGTTGCAGCCGGTCGTTTTGCACTGTCACTGGGTGGGCTGGCACTCCGAACTGCAGGTTTTATGGCACTGGCGGCAGGCTCTGCCATCATCACGTTTTTGTCCACCATGACCCTAGGCTTTATGAGCGCATCCCTTGGTGCATGGGCATTAATGGCGCCATTTGTGCCGCTGATTGTGGCGGTCGGCTTATTGGTGGCAGCCGGTCTATTGATCTATCAAAACTGGGCAATTTTGGCACCGGTCTTTAAAGAACTGGGGCTGGCGTTTATTGATTTTGTATTGACTCCTTTTCGGGGCTGGGTCGAAATCCTGAACCTCGCTATTCCGTTGATCAATAAAATTCTGGGCACTAATTTTAGCCAGATTAGCTTCCCTCAGTTTTCCCAACAGGGCGCACTGGTGGCCGCACTGCAAGGGACAACGCCACCGTCGGCGGCTGTGCAAACCACCCCACCTGTCAACCTTAAAGCCAACACACCCGCCCTGTTACGTGCGCCTGCACGTCAACAAACCATCACCAACCATTTTGCTGGCTCGCCCATCACCATCAATGGCGCAACCGACCCCAAGGCCGTTGGTGCAGAAGTCAAACGCCAAATGGACGCCAACCAACGCCAACAAGCCAGCCGCGACCGTAGCACCTTGGCCGACAAGGACTAAACCATGCACATGCCCTTGCTATCCCTTGGTCTGTTTATCTTTGCCACCAGCCAAACCGCCATTGATGAAATGGCCCGAAAATCCAGCTACCGCTATGGCAGTGGCAACGCGGTGGGCGTCTACCCCACCCTACAATACCTAGGCCCCGACAACGACACCCTCACCTTACAGGGCGTGCTATACCCCGAAGTCACCGACCTACCCATCCGCATTAATGAATTGCGCAGCATGGCAAAAACCGGCAAATCCTTTGCCTTGCTCGGGGGAGACGGCACCTATTTTGGGCTGTGGAAAATCACCGACATCGAAGAAAACCGCAAATACCTACTGCCCGACGGCACACCCCGCAAAATTGAATTTAGCCTAGAACTTAAACTGCAAGATGACCGTCGGCGGCAAGACGTGGCGATCTTAAACAAAGACGACCTCGACACCCTACTGGATGGCCTGACCCCATGAGCCTGTTTAAACTCACCATTGAAGGCATCGACCGGACAACCGTGGTTGACCAACGCCTGATTGACCTCACCCTCACAGACAAACGCGGCATGGAAGCCGACGAACTCAGCATCACCCTATCCGACCATGATGCCGCCCTGCCACTACCCAGCAAAGGCAACACTATCCAGCTTTGGCTTGCCCTGCCCAACGGCCAACTGGTCGACAAAGGCAGCTATGTGATTGACGAAGCCGAACACTCGGGTACACCCGATCAAATGATGATTAAGGCCAAATCTGCCGACATGAAAGGCACGCTGAAGGTCAAACGATCGGAGAGCCACCACCGCACCACCCTTGGCGCATTGGCCAAAACCTACGCCGACCGGCACGACCTCAAACTGGCGATTAGCACCGATGCCGCCGCGATTGACATTGAACACCTTGACCAAACCAGCGAATCAGACATGAATGTACTGACCCGTTTGGCACGAGAACACGACCTACTCGCCAGCGTCAAACATGGCCGCCTGACCATCACCCAAGCGGCTTCAGGCAAAAATGCCTCTGGCACACCCATTCCCAGCATCACCCTGACCCGTGCCAGTGGCGACCAACACCGCTACGGCCGTGCCGATCGGGACAGTGATTATGACGGTGCCAGCGCCAGCCACCACGACACCAAAACCGGCAAGACCAAGACCGTCCACGTTGATAAAGACGGCAAAGAAAAACCCGCCACCGACAGCCCAAAACCGCAGGTGATTAGCAAACCCGCCCACAGCGAAAAACATGCCAAACAAAAAGCCCATGCCAAAGCCAAACAAATCGCACGACAAGTCGCCACCTTTGACCTCACCCTTGCGCTGGCACGCCCCGACCTCACACCAGACACGCCCGTCAAAGTGCAAGGCTTTCGGCCTTATATTGACCAACACCCGTGGACATTAATAGAAGCCACCCATAACCTGAGCGGTAGTGGCTACCAAACCAGTTTAAAAATGGAATCAGCATAAAAAAGCCCCGTGAGGGGCGTTTATCGCATCCGCATATCAAGCTTTAACATGAGTACATATTGCGTGGTGACATCCACAAAACACCCTAAACCCATCATGACCCCTTCGGCCTTTTGTTTACCCGTGACCATCACGCTTTTAATCGGTTGATTAGTTTGGCGATCCATAATTGAAACACGATATTCTGACATTTTAAAAACCTGAATCATGGTGGCGTTGCCGTTGATTCATATTCGCTCCGCTCAATATGAGTAGCAAGCGTATAATAATAATTTCGATCTGACTGTTGATTATATGCGCTGGCTTTATAATAAATAAGGCTAGAAACCAGCCCACCGCCATAGCGGTATGGCATAAAAAAAGCCCACTCATATGAGTGGGCTTTTTATCGACACTGGATAAAGATTAAGGCGTTTTTTGCTTGTGCAACAATGTAGGATCACCCACAATAAACGCATCCAGCAAAACGTGCTTGATCATCACCCAGTCGATGTTGTGACTGAAACGGAGTGGATACGATGAAAACCGTTTATATCATCATCGTTACCATCCTGCTGATGTTGGTAAGCGGTCACGCAAACTAAGACAGCAAGATGAGAGGTAGGATGACGCAAACATCCTGCCTCACTCCACCCCTCAATTATTGGAGCAAATCATGGCACTGTCAAGATCAGAGATTAACCAACGCAGCAACGAGAAACGTGGCGTGGTTAACAAAGGATTCAAACTAAATCAAGACACTGTCGACCAAATCATTGCGTTAGCCCAGCAAGAAGGGCTGTCGCAATCACAGTTCATCACCAAACTGGTCAAGGATTACCAGAAGCAAAAATCCCACTAAAGATTGGGTGCGCTCACTGCAGACAAATCAAAAATAACGCTAGGACTATAAGCCCTAGGCACTCACACAGAATCACCCAAAGAGTTCACACCATGCGTTACCCAGTACAGATCATCAAAGACGGCAGCTGCTACCGCGTCGAGTGCCGTGACCTACCAGAAATGCACACGGCAGGCGACGACATTGCAGATGCAATCAAAGAAGCAAGAGATGGTATCGAAACCACCTTCATGATTTATATTGACGAACACCGCATCATTCCGTCTGCCACTGCAAAACAAGAAGGTGAACACTGGGTTTATATTTCAAGCTTGTCGGCAGCCAAAGCACTACTGTGGAATGAGTTTAAACGTCAAGGCATGACTAAAACAGAACTCAGCAAACGCATTGGCATTGATATTAAAGGCATCGAATACCTTTTTGACATCATGCACAACACCAAAATGGAGCGCATCGATGCAGCGTTTACAGCCTTGGGTAAACGGTTAGATATTTCATGTGCTGACTCAGATGCATGTATCAACTGACCACACTACATTGACACCATGATGACCAGTACAGTAGTGGCTGCTAAAAAACGCCCCAATCGTCGGGTTATTAGTCCAGCGCGACTGATCGCACTGACCCAAGCCGCAGATCGTGCAGTGGCACAGCGCGGATGCTTAAAGAAACCCAAACCAAGGAATAACACTTTGCAAATTGTCGTCGAGATGCATCCTCACTTATAGACGACTGATTCAGGGGCAGTAAAACCACCCATGGCTACCCGTCAATTGACGGGGCTTTTAATCCATGATCATCAGAAAAACTGATATAAATATAAAATACATCTAGGAATGCCGATATGCAGCACCCAACTGATTTTCTAGCCCCTACTCTTGATCAGATGATTGCCGCCAAGCGTTTGTACTTGCAGACGTGGCGTGAGTATGGAATGGGTGATCACACCCCTGCCGAATGTTATGAGCTGTTTGGTACCTTGCTGGTGGATTTTGGGCGACAGTCAGGCCAGAGTTTTTATATTGGTCGACGGGCTATGGGTCAAAATATTGCTTTGGCCGAAGACGAACTAGCTAAAAAGGTCATCTTGCAAAATAACCAGCATGCACAAGTCTTGCTGATGGATGAGTTTTTGGCAGGTCAGTTACCTGCCAGTATCGACCTACTTTTTGTAGATCGTTGGCATTCTTTTCAGCAAAAATTGAAAGGTCGTGGGGATTTTTGGGCATTGATTGGAGACCGACAGATCCAATTGATTGTCGGTCTACAGTAGTCAGGATTGTTTGGTGTGTACCCAACTGGCGACAGCGGTATAAACGAGCGATTTTGGACTCATTGCTATAGCGCCCTCACCGCTTGCATTATCGACGACTTGCTAGTGCCATCTGGTAAGTAAGTCACAACCTCATCACCAAATACGTCATAGCTCACTTGGTAGTCAGTTCCTTTGATAGTCACTGTGGTTTCAATCATTTTTAGTGTCCGTGATTTTGGGTTTTATGTCCGAATCATCCTGACATAGCGTTACGCTATGATCAACCTTCAAAGACTCATCTTTTGACTGCCAATATGCTTGAATTTCTTTATGTAGTGCTATGGCTCTATCTAATTTTTCATCTTGCCATAAGCAACCTCCAGCACAAAAAACACTTATAGTTGATAAAAATCCAACCAATAACTTTACTGAAACCATATTTGTATAACTTGGATCAACAATAAATAAAAAACCATAAATACCTAAAAAGCCGAATAAAAAATACAGCGCATAGCTTTTTCTCTTAAATTTAGACCTACTATCATTCGACTGTAATTTATCTAAAAACTGCAACATTTTATTTATTGGCTGCTGCTCATCAATCCACAAAAAATTCTTTACTTTAGAAAATTTTTGAACACGTCCATCAATCTTCTCAAGATGTAAAAAATACTCTAGCTCATGAATTTCAATATTGCTACATCCTGTCAATGCTTGTATCGCTCTTTCTCTTACGATTGTCTGAATTTTTTTCCCAGCAATATTTTCAAAAAAATGTTCACTGTAGTCAGCCTTTTCTATTAGATTTTTTTGAGATGCTCGATGATTATCAAAGTATTTCATGATGATCTGAAAAAGCTGGTTCATCAAAAAAAGTAAGATGAGTGCAGCAAGTGCCATAGGGCCTTGCTGATTAGCAAGTGAGAGTAAAGCGCCCATTATCGTCCCTATTTTTCAGTGAGTTTGTTAACCACAAACAAAGATCAAATCGAAAGTAATCATGCATAGATGCCCTATGCTTCACCAAAGTGCTCAATGGCAGAATTGCACGATTATTTATTTAAGCAAACATATGTCTACCTTAAAAGAGTAGCAATTTTACTCTCCCACTCTTGATCGTGAATAATTCTTCTCAACGCCAATTTATTGGAGATAATCTCTGTCTTTGTAAGTTTAGAAAGTTTTTCCCAATCAGAAAGATTAAAAACATAAGTGGCATTGTCAGGATTTTCTGACTCAAGTACAGAAATTTTAAGCTGACTAAAATTATGAACGACATAGCCCTTGTAGCCTGCAATCCCGATAGCAATCTCCTCTGGATTGTGCTCTCTAATGTGTGCCAGTCGCCGTCTTGTAATAGGCAGAATGGTTTTCTTCTGCTTGGGTGAAATTGTAGCCTCAATAGCCTCTTGAAGTTCTTTTTTAGTCATAGATCCAGATCGAAGAATCAGCCAGTTCAACAACTTTAGTTTGGCTGGAACAGAAACAAGTCCATCGGCTGATCTAACATGAATCTCAAACTCTCCCTCGAATAGCTCTAGCGCAAGGTTTACCTTGTGAAGTAACTGCACATCAGCTTGATCTGCTTCAATTAAAAGATGAAGCTCAGAATTTACTTTGTATACGCCGACTTTGACTGATGGCGCAGGAACAATTTCTCTTGGATACCTCTGGAAAGAGATCCAATGACTACCATCAACTTGTACGGAGCTATCACGACCACGCAGCTCAGTTCGAATATATTGAAACTCTCGTGAGGCAGTTTCTTTTGGAAGATCTCTCCGCACAATCGCTTTTCCATTTGCGTTAAAATCAGATGTTTTTCCAACTACGGCTGGTAGGAAGGTAAGTCCTTCTTCTAGTAGTGCGGGATCATCCAAGCCGAGTCTACTCAGTTGGTCTTTGCTTAACTGCTTGCATGGCAAACCCATAAAAAAATTCTGATTAATAGCTGATATAAAATCAGGAACTTTTCGAAATGATTTCTGCTTGAATTTCATAACAACTCCTAGAGCGATTACGCTCGATAGTGTTTAGTGACAATATGGTGGAGCGTTTTTAACCATGTAGTTGCAGGGACTGATGCAAAGACTCAACATGGAAAATTTCTTCGCTCCGGTAATTCTGAATATGCTTCAAAATAGCACACTGAAACGCATCACTATCCTTGCACAAGGGCTTGTTGCGCTGCAATACGAAATCATCTTGTAGTTGAAGTAGGGCGATAACTGCTGACCGTCGCATTGTTAGGGGATCAGCCAATATCGCCTATCGGTTCGTATGATAAAATTTTATAGACCAAGCCTTTGAATCTCTGCTTCTATTTTTTGAGCAGCCAATTCAGCAGTATCATAGTCTACTGCCTTCCTTACATAGTTAAAAACACAACATGAGCCAACGACTTGATGCGGACTAAATCTCGGATAACTACCGATCGCCCGATGCTGAGCGTTGAAAAACTCTGGGTGTAAAGCACTCTGCAGAGGCTTTAATATATTTCGCTGCCACTCTTTATCTCTCTCTGTAATCACCCAGCTTGATCGATTGATAATATTGAGAGAAACACTTTCTAGCACACAAAGTACAAAAACGGCACAAGTCAAGCTGTCACCAGGGACATTGGGATCAGGAACAAACTCTCCAGCATCATTGATTCTTGAATTGCCTGAGGAAATGATGCCATATGGAGCTTTTATGGGATTTCTAGAGGCCATAGATGCTAGTTTACCCAATATTACAAGTCTATTTTTTTCATTCATAAAATTTAACCACTGTGCACCACTTTTTTTACCTTCACAACACTCATCTAGACTTTCAACTTTATAGTAATTTTTCCAACCAACATGTGCTGCAGCAAGGTTGTTATCCTGAGCTCTAAAAATAAAGCCCGTATGAAACTGCTCTCCTCTCATTCTGACCATGAAAACTCCTATTGCCATACTGTGGTTGGCAGAGCCCATGATCTCTGAAGAGTATATTAAATTCACCCCGTCAGTCTTAGAGATGGCGTCTGTCGCTTCATCTTTAGAAGCACAAGGAACATTGATATTTTTCACCATACTAATCATCTAAGCCCCAAAGCAGCTCATCAACATCCTCTTTTATTTCAATTAAGTGCTCTCTGGACTCACGGTAGAAAACACCCCATGAAGGCAACAAATGCTTAACCATAGATGTTGATCGTAATAGTGCTACAATTGACCAGCCAGTTAATCGCTGCACATCAATACTTCTAAGTAAGTCATCAGCGTGACCGAACATATATTTGTCAAAAAACAGATCCATCATAAATACGCTATACACAGATGAGTAAGCTCCATTTTTCTCTTCAAGATGATAAATTTCGTTCATATGTTGATAAATGTCAATTTTAGAAAAACCATCTTTTTCAATAGATTCAAAAAAAGAAAATTGACCTATAAGATCAGGAAGTGGTCTGTCTAAGTGATAAAAATCTGACACTCCACTAACCTCGAAACAGTTCTTTTGATTCTTTAATTCAGCAGCATCAAAACCAATCCATTCGGAGCTACGAACACGATAACTGTTTTCTTCAATTGAAAAAAGATCAAGATCAAGCTCTGTTAAGAAAGGCTCCACACCAGAGTAGCAATTCGAGCTATTCATTTTTGGCTCCCTCTGTTAAGCCTTTAATTACAGAAGCTCTCAATGACGATGCGATATCAAATACGCTTGAAATTTTATTATTACTTTCAGCAAAAGTATTTGAGTCCAATTTTAAAATACATAAGTTCTGAACGGAAGGAGTTGGAATAGGAAACATGCTTTGCTTGTCCAACCTGACTGAGATCATTTTCTTAGCAGAAATGGTAATAGCTTCGTTGAAACCAGTTTCTGTATTGTTAACCAATCTTTTCTTACTCACCCTCAAGTCAACATCATTAAAAAACTCACTTGAGACATCAAAAAATGGAATGAATTTTTTTATACACTCAATAGACTCTTGCTCAGTATCAAACGGCTTTCTGAGCTCGATAGCAAAAGCCACTCTTACTATTGTATTGCCACCCTCAAAGTTTTCTATCCAACCCTTTAATTTATTCAAAAATATTTTGCTTTTTTCAACGATATCACACGCTGTCATTAGATCATCATTATTTGAAATATTTCTCCAATCTACCCTATTCCCAGCACAGCGAACCTCTAAGTTAAAATGGTTATTATCTTCAACCATTTCAGTGAAATGCACAGAACCACCTCGCTCTCCACGCGCTTTAACAAGGGGTTTTCTGCCAGAAACAAACGAGATCCATTCCTCTTCAGTAAATTGAATTTTTTCTCCTGTAAAAATGGTCAGCCTAATATTTTCGACGTTCCATTCGAGTGATTTTAAATTTGACATTTCTACACCTTTAAAGATTTTGACACGACTAAAGACCCTTACGGTATACCATAAGGATCTCCTCTTGAGAGGTTACAATTTCTTTACTGCATCACACGACAGCATTCCTGATACAGGTTGAGCCAAATTCTGGAGTAGACACAGCCATACCTTCAAAACCTAAAAATAGAAAAGCATACCGCATCGCTATCTTGACACACCCCTAAAGCCTAGAGCAACATGAAAATGCAACTCCACATGGGGTGTCGGGCGTTTGTACAAGAATTCATGTTAGATCAACTAGCTGAATATTAAAAAGGTAAAATCAAATCTCCTGTTACAGCATTCACTAACGATGTTAGGCGTTTTTTCTGAGCAAGTGATAGCTTTTTATGTGCATAAAAATAAAGTACATTACGCTCTTTGTCATGTTGGATATGAATAACCTCTGGATAGCTCGCCATTAGATTAAGTGCTATTTCCACTACCTCCTCAGATCTACTCTCGTGGTACTCAATAGTATGAAAAATTTCGCTGAATTCAATATCATCGACTTCCTCTATAGCATCTACATTCGATGCTTTTGTCATGGCGGACTTTAAATCAGATACCTCATCCAAGATCCTTTGCATGACTTTATCAGCAGGAATTTGTGTAGACTCTATTTTAGCCACCTCGAAATGCCCAAAATTACTCAAAAACGTCTTGTTTTTTGGGTCTTTTGCCTTTCCAACCGTTGCTTTTATTTTACCAGACAAACTTGACATAAATATTTCTGTATCTGCGTAACGTAAATCACGACGATAGTTAATATGCTCAATGACTCCAGTATCAAAAGAGTAGCCTGTCTTATCGTCTTTCACAATCACAACAGGCTTATCAAATGCTAGTCGCATCCCAAGTTCAAACATCACATTTGGATTCTTACCACTGACATCACAAACAACAATCTGATCATCATAAATATTCTGAACAATAGACTTTTGAATAACTGTCGCATCCTCAGAGTCAGATACTATTCGAGGGTCAAAACCTGCCATACGAATTGCTTTTTCTAGGATAGCTTTAACATCCCGCCAGTGTCCTTCTGAATATTCGCCCATTGTTGCAATCGGCATAATGATGCCACAAGTGACCCTTGCTGGTGTTTTGCTTTCTTCTGGCTGTTCAACAGATTGGCTATCTTGTTCTGGCTTTTTGGCAGTCATACGGGTGCGTCCTTCAGTCACATAAATAGTGCTGCGCTATCTTGACATAGCGCATCGCTATCGGACAACATAAAAGCACACCCCCACATGGGGTGTCGGGCGTGGAAACCTGAGAAATGAGAGCGCGCACCAGCCGCTTTGCGGCTTTTTTTGTGCGTACCGTTTTGGTGTACCATACGTTTATGGTGGATCAAACGGGGCAGCCGCAAGGCTGGCCGCGATCTCTCTGCGGTATTTCCACCCCCGTTTGATCTGCCACCCCACCGTGGAAAGTGTGGTGGCAGGCGCACCAGCCCAGAGAGAGACCGTCACCATGAACGCCAAAGTTCACCATTCTGCTGCACCCGTTATTTCGCTTCAGCAGTTTTTGCACGCTCAATACGCCAACACCCCTCGTCTGGTCATCGACCAAACCATCCCGCGCAACAACTATCAACCGACCTACGCTACCGGCTCCAATGTGACTTTTGGTCGCAAGGCAGGTGCAAAATGAGCAATCTTCTCACCGCCGAAAATCCACTGGTACTCTTGCCCTCACTGGCACTTGAGTTCGGTATTCCAGAGGCTGTTTTTCTGCAGCAAATGCACTACTGGATGCAAAAATCAGAGCAGCTCTACAACGGTCGCAAATGGGTTTACAACACAGTAAAAGACTGGCAAGCCCAGCTCTATTGTTTTAGCGAAGCAACCATCAACCGTGCCATTGATAAGCTGCGTAAGTTGGGAATTATTCACGTTGACAAATTGGCAAAACACAAATCAAATCGTACCAACTACTACTCGTTGGACTACAGCAAATTGGCGCATATCGTTGAATTTGCAAACCAAGCAATCTGTGAAAATCATCTGATCAAATTGCAAAAACCATCTGATCAAACTGACCAAACCGATTCTGTCAATTTGATAGAAACGGTTTTATCAAAATGTACAAATGGTTATACAGAGACTACCAAAGAATACTCAGAGACTACCTCAAAGAAAAAACCGCAAACGCTGGAAAAAAGCGAACAGCCAGAAAATCAACCGATCATTGGGACTGCAAGCCCATCGACCCTTGAACCCACGCCAGAGCAATTGGACAACCTTCCCGACCCACATCGTGACCTCTGGCGACAGCTCAGACGACTCCGATTGGACATTGCCCACGACGACCCACGGATTGATTTTTGGGTCTCAACCAACCGCGTCAAACACATTCTGCAACGGGTCAGCTCAACCCCGTTTACCCACAACCTGATTCGCAGCTTGTGGCACACGCCCGATCAAATCGGCCTCTCCATCTCCAGCAGCAACTGGAGGGCAGCGGCATGAGCATGTCAGATTGGTTTCAAATCAACTACGTCACCAGTGACCACATATCAAGACCCGCACTGACTGAGTTTTTTAGCGCCATTGATGCGGCTAACCGTGCAGGCTACATGATCAATCACTGCAACGATTCTATGTGCCTGATGATTCATCCAGACCATCTTTATGATGTTGCCGACTCATTGGGACTCAAGATTCATACAACGCCTGAAAAGATGTTGTTAGACCTAAAACAGCTTGTTTGGCCTAGATTTTTAGGCAGCAGAAAACTAAACACAACCTTGTGGCCCAGTGCCACACGATTGACGTGTTGGACTTTTGACATTAGCAAATCGGAGTCCGATATGACACAACACAGCAGAACCGGCGCAATCAAAGATGAAGCCTTTAACCATCTTGAAGACGTACACTCACTCATCAGCGTCTGGCGAGATACCCTTCTCAGCCTCCCACCCTCTGCCCAAGTCACCTTAACCGCCGGTCAACTATCCACGGTGCTCTCAAATTATTGTGAGCAGCTCGACCTCGCCAGAACTAAGTTCTAACTTAGACCAGATGGGCCGCTGACATGCGGCTCATCTTTTTTTAAACCCTGACTGACCTGAATCACCAGCGTACGTGCAGGCGGCAGCAAGCCTCGATATGCACTCAATAGTGTGCGCTCATCATCGTTCAGCACGTCGATAGATCGGTCAGTGCTTTCGCCTGACAACAGCCACACCACGTCAAAGCCAAGGGTCATTAAACCAGCCAGATACGAGATACCCGGCTCTTTGATTCCGCGCTCATATTGCGACTGCGAATTTCTATGAATATTCAAAGCAGTATAGACATCGACCGCCTTAAACCCTAATCGCTCGCGCTCAAAAACCAGCCGACGGCCAAAATCTTCCAATACCATAATGTGCAAAACTCTTGTAAATGACCACCAAAGTGTGCATAAATATAAATGCACATCACAGCACTATACGGAGTGTACACCATGCCACCCAACCCAGCCGCTACACCACGCCGCTTGCCCAAACAGCAAGGCCAACGTATCCCGCTCACCATTCGGCTGACACCTGCCAGCTACCTAGAACTGGTCGAAGCCGCACAACGCACCAACCGTACAATTAGCAATCTCGCCGTGATGCGCTACGAGCACGGCGTGGCACAAGCAAACAATCAATAATTATGTTCATCACCAAGGAAACCACCATGCGCACCAATGGTAAAAAAATCCGAGACCATCGTATCGCCCTCAACCTGAACCACTACGAGTATCAGCTGCTTGATGCTTACAGCCAAATGACTGGCACAGATATCAGCGTGTTAGCCCGTCAAGTCCTGCTCAACAAACTGCGTTCAACCCTGATTGCTGAAGATCGTATCGCACTGCTACTGCCTGGCACAGGAACGATTGCGTTCCCCTTGAGTTACTCAATCGTGCCTGTAAACCAAGGAGTGGCTCACCATGCCTGAGATTCAAGTTCTTCTGACTGATGATGAATTGGCCTTGCTGAATATGGCCTATCAACAAAGCAGTCTGGAGCATGAGTCTCCTGAGCATTTCGCCAATGCAACCATCCATCAAGCGTTTATCGATATCGAAATCGACCTTGCTGGTGGCCCACAAGGAAGCCTGATGACATGAGAATGACGTGCCCCATTTGCAACGCCTACGTGAATACCATCCGCTCTAAGATTCTGACACCGCATATCCGAGAGCTGTATCACGTCTGCCGTAATAAAAAATGTGGGCACATCTTTGTCACTCAGCAATCCTTTGTTCGGACAGTCGTACCCAGCGACTTACCAGATCCGCTTTGCTTGCCACAGCTGCTCGCATAACACATTCAAGCCGACAAAAATCAGCACTGCGTGCTGTGGCGTCGTACACCTTTTTTTTGGAGTAACACCTCATGATGTGGCCGGAGACACAGCAAAAAGCCGTCGCACGACTGATGAACGACTACGGCATGAAATTAAGATCCAACGGCCAATGGCTGCAAGGTGGACTCTGCCCTGCTTGTAATAAAAAAGAACTCTATGCCAATGCTGAAAATCCGTGGCGGGTGATGTGTGGCCGGATCAATCACTGTGGCTATACCGCTGAACTAAAAGACTTGCACCCAGACCTGTTTGCTCAATGGAGCAAACGCTACCCACAAACCACCAGTAACCCCAATGCTGCCGCCGATGCTTACCTATCCGAAGGCCGTGGCCTAGATCATCAAAAACTGCGTGGCCACTACAGCCAAGAAAGCTACTACAACCCCAGCAAAGGCCACTCCGCCACCACCATTCGCTTTGCCGTGGCCGATGGTTGGTGGGAGCGTTTACTTGACCATCATGGTGACATGCCCAAAGCCCGTATGAAGCCGGGTTGGTCAGTCGGTGGAAATTGGTGGACACCACCCAACACCCACTTGGCCTATCAAAAAGAAATCTGGATCACCGAAGGCATCTTTGATGCACTAGCATTGTTTGAAAATGGCCTAACCGCCGTCAGTGCCATGTCGGTCAACCAGTACCCCGAACGGGCCTTGGCTGAACTGGCCAAAGCCTGTGAAAATCTCAAGCTACCCCGGCCAACTCTGATTTGGGCCTTAGACACGGGCAAGGCTGGCGAGGAATACACTGAAAAATTTGTCAAACGTGCCGAGCAATCAGGCTGGACATGCAAAGCCGCCCAACCACCAACCACAGACAAAAAACTGGATTGGAATGACCTGCACCAACAAAAACGCCTGAGCAATAAAGACCTCGAACGCTACCGCTACTATGGCGACCTGCTACTGGCCAAAACGGCCAAGGCTAAATCGCTGTTGATTTATGAACACGAAGACCAAACCAACTTTCCATTCCGTTTTAAAAATCGCCTGTACTGGTGCAAAGTGGATATCGAAAAATATCACAAAGCACTTAACCAGCTAGACGACACGCCAGAACACCTATCGGATGATGAAACCAGAGACATTGAACAGAAAAAACGCCTTGAGGCAGTGTCGTCATGCATGAGTGTGAACGAAATCGCCAACTGTTACCCAGAGCCACTGTACTACCAGTACAACGAAACCCTTGATGAAGCGTGGTATTACTTCCGCATCAACTTTCCCAAAGGCCGTCCCATTAAAAACACCTTCACGGGTGGGCAACTCTCGGTTGCAGCCGAGTTTAAAAAGCGTTTGTTGGCCATCGCACCAGGTGTCATTTATGAAGGGAGCAGCAGCCAGCTTGATCGGTTTTTAAAAAACTCGATTGAAGATATTAAGCGCGTTGAAACCATCGACTATGTTGGCTACAGCAAAAAACATAGCGCCTATATTTTTAATAAACTGGCGTTTCAAAATGGTCGTGTTTTTACGTTAAATGCCGATGATTACTTTGAGCTACCCAAGCAAACCAACCTAAAAAGCCTCATGGCAGGGTCACTCAAACTGAATATTGCAGACCAACCGCCCGAACAACCGGTGTCTTGGGTCAATGAACTATTTGATGCATGGGGAGCCAAAGGACTACTGGCGCTCTCTGGTTTTATGGGGAGTCTGTTCGCTGAACAAATCCGCGCAAAGCACAAGTCCTATCATTTTTTAGAACTGACAGGCGAGCCGGGTGCAGGTAAATCCACCCTGATCACGTTCATGTGGCGGTTGATGGGCCGTGATGATCACGAAGGTACTGATCCGAACAAAGGCTCAGTCTCTGGCCTAAGACGCTCAATGTCGCAAATATCAAATATGCCCATCACCTTGGTCGAATCCGACCGCGAAAATAACGGCAAAGCCAGCCAGTTTGACTGGAACACCCTCAAAAACCTGTACGACGGTGGCAGCCTTGGCACGCGTGGTAACAAGAACAACGGTAATGACACCGTTGAGCCGATGTTCAAAGGCACCATCGTCATCAGCCAAAACGCCGAAGTGATCAGCAGTGAAGCCATCATGAGCCGAATCTGTCAGATTTTCTTTTATACCAATGAACAAACAAGACTGTCAGAGTCATCTGCTCGTCGTATTGAACAGTTATCAACAGAAGATTTAAGTCACTTTACTTATAAACTTCTGGCTTTAGAGAATAAATTTCTAGAGGTCTATTTCCAACAAAAACCAATTTATGAAGAAAATCTAAAAGACTCAGGAATTAAGACGTTTCGGGTAGCATTCAATCATGCGCAATTAATGGCAATTTTTGAAGCATTAGCAGCCACAGTTTTACCAGAGCTTAATGTATATCGCGACATCGTCCTTGGCACGATCGTTCAAATGGCACAATCCAGAGACCGTCTCATTCGAACAGACTCCCCACTCGTCATGCAGTTTTGGGATATTGTCGAAAGAATTGACTCAACCAATAACTTAGTGACTAAAACATCCGAACTTAATCACTCTAATGAAGACCGCCTATTCGCTATTAATTTTGCTCATTTGTATCAAGTAGCCAAACAGCAATATTTTGAGCTGCCACCCATTAACGACATTCAACATGCCCTAAGGCAAAGCCGCCGCTACAAATTTAAAGCGGCCAACCAAAGCATCAGATCAAAAATCGAAAAACGCAGTGTGCGGTGCTGGATTTTTGAAAGACCTCATGAATCCGTATCTAGTCATCACCCGTAATTCATATCACCAACTCATTAAAACACTGGAGACTTACATGGCTACATCTATGCTTGAGCAGCTGACCCTATCCACCGATCTCATTAGATCACTCATTGAGGCAGGTGCTCTTTTTCCAGAACAGCAGCTGCGGCTGATATCTGCCGATGGTACTTGGCGAATCGTTAAGGTCAGAGAGCTGATGTCGACAAACATACAACTCATCATGACTGATCTGAATACCGTCACAACCGTGTAACCCCAAACCACCTTAAGGCACTTAAAAGTTCCTCCTATTTGGAGGAGCTTGTCCTTTAATTTGCCCACGCAACACTCATAGAGCGGTAAACCGATGTCAGCTGGTATAGAACCCCTTGCCCGATCCATCCGCATCTGGTGGAAAGACCCTCAAGGACTGCTACAACGCGAAACCATCTTTTGGCCGCCCACAGCGGACACCATCGAACGCGCCCGCAAACTCGCCATGGTGATCGACATCGAACTGGCCAATGGCACCTTTGACAGAGCAAGGCATTTTCCAAACAGCAAACACCTACAACAAAGCAAAATGAACCACTACATCGACCGCTGGATCACACGTCATCGGCATAGCGTCGCACCATCCAGCTGGCACTCATACAACGCCAACATAGAAAACCACATCAGACCACACTGGGGACAACTCAACCCTGCATCCATCACGGCCGACCACATCGACGAATGGATTGACAGCCTACTCAAACAACTCAGCAGCAAAACCACCCGAGAAATCCTGACACGATTCCGAAAAATCTGGCAAATGTATCAACGACAATATCCCGAAGCCCAAGACCCCAGCAAAGGCATCATCATTCGACTGCCAGACGCAGAAGACATCGACCCTTTTGATCGACACGAAATTCAAAAAATCCTAGACCATGACACCTGTCAAGACCTCAAAAACCTATGGACATTCATGCTATGGTCTGGCCTATCCATGCACGAAATCATCTGCCTATCCATCAATGACATCGACCTTGAACAAGGCACAATCTATGTCAACAGAAGCTGTGTCAGAGGAACCTATCGCGTCACCAAAACCCGTCGCCGTAAAAGATCCGTACAACTCCTAGCACCCGCACTCAACGCAGTAAACAAACAAATCACCATCGTGGCAAACGCCCCCTCAGAAAACATCACCATCCTCAATCGAGACAACCGCACAACCAAACAAGAAAAAATTCAATGGCTCTGGTACTGCTCAACCACCCAATCCCACTACAACTACGACCAAATCAAAAATCGTTGGCGCGCACACCTCGCCGCCTGTGGCGTCAAATACAGACCCGCAAATAATGGCCGACACACATACGCCAGCCAACTACTCACCACAGGCGCAATCCCCATCGAATGGCTGGCAAACCAAATGGGACACTGCTCCACACAAATGATCCATCAACACTACGGCAAACTCATCGCAACCGACGCCCCCAACCATGTAAACCGCCTGAATGACATCCTTCAACTCACCACCACCTGATCCACGACACTGATCCACAAGCGAATTATTTTTTGCTTTTTCTCTTTAGAAACATTAGAATAGCAACAGGATTTCGGTGGGTTCGAATCTCACCGCTTCCGCCAAACACCCCGAAAAAGCCCTTGAAATTCAAGGGCTTTTTTCTTTTTATGGTCGCTAAAAATATACCCTTTCTGCCCACGGCGTGCCCACGAACTTTTGATCGGTTTTCAAGGGGGATCCATGCAGCTTTCTTTCCCAAATGATGTACTGGACGTGCCAATGACAACCGC